TTCTTGCCATTTTTTAAGCCCTAAAATTACCCCAGCAATGGCTACGACATATAAACCTATAGGCCCTAATATACTTAATATCGAAACTTTACCTGCTGCTATAGTTGTATTTGTCATCACACTCACAGTCTGAAAAGCCACAATTTTAGAAGTAAGCATTGATATTGTTTTACTTATTCCAATTAGAGCTACTTTTAATTGACCAATATATAGACTCATTAAAATTAAAAGTCCACCTGCCATAGTGAATACTCCAAGGGCAGCCCCTAATTTTACGAGTGTATCAGTTAATTGGGGATTTTTCTCCATCCAGCTTGCAACAGCTGCTGTCACTTTGCCAATAGATACAACTATTGATTGGACTACTGGGATTAGCTTATCCCCTATAGTAGTTGCGATAACACTAAAACTCTTTTTTAGCTGCTCAATCTTAAATCCAAGAGTTGCCGACTGCTTCTCAAAGGCCTCCTGAGTCAAGCCCGCTGATCCAAGCATTAAGGCATAATCCCTGGTATAGCCTTCAGCATCACTCAAAGCCGCCGCTATACCTTTCAATCCCCTGATATTGGGGAATATTGCCGCAAGCTGTTCGGCCGATGCGTTAGTAAGCTTTTTCATTACCCCAACCATGCCTTCGGTCTTTAAAGTTGTGGTGGAAAGCTCAAGGCCCAATCCTCTTGCCGCTTCTTTGGCATCATCTGACGGTTTTAAAAAGCCTCTTAATACTCCATTAATTGAAGTCATCGCCTCATCTGTCCTGATACCTGCACGGGTCAAGGTTGCAATGGAAGCACCCAAATCATCGAAAGATAATCCTGTCTGAGCCGCCAATGCCGCCGATTTACCGATTGCGGGAGCAAGTTCAGCAAAAGTGGTTTTACCACGTTTTACAATAGCGAACAGTTTGTCCGAAACCGTTCCTGCCTCTTCGGCTTCCATGCCATAGGAATTCAATATGGTAGTGATGGCATCAGCCGCCACTCCTGTATCGGTAATCCCTGCCGTAGCTGCACGTGCTGCAACTTCCAAAACATCGAGTGCTTTGGCTGGTGCAATTGAAGCCGACAGAATATCATAAAGTCCTTTTGATAGAGTTGAAGTTGCTTCCCCAAATTCCACTGACAGCTTTTGCAGGCCTGCCTTATATTCTGGCATTATCTTCATTGCCGATTTGTCCAGCATGGTAGAGACTTGCGCCAATTCTTTCTGGAAACTAACTGCACTTTTAACAGTTAATCCAAAGGCAGCAGTGATGGCCGCCCCTGCTACCGCCATACTTCTACCGATGGTTTTCATGGAAGCGGAAACATCTCTTTTGGCTTTATTTAGTCCTGTAGTTAATTTAGTTTGGTCTGTGGCAATTTCCACATACGCAGTTCCGAGTTCCAAATTTCTTCACCACCTCAATAATGTTTGGGAGTTATAAACCCCTTTTGCCTTGCCCGTTCAACTATTTCTTTATTGCTTAATGCTTTTGTTTCACTTGATTTATCATTCGGATCGCCATGAAACATCTTTTCAATCTCTGCTATGTCGCTTAAATATGTACTAAATTGATATATAGACATATCGTCTATTTGTTTAATCGAGAATCCATAATATCTGGAAAGGAGAGCATAGGCTTTATGCCAGCTTATTTTTTCTTTGCTCTCCCCGGGGGGTTTTTTGCCTGCCCCCCTATTTTTATTATTGCATTAGATATTTCAGCGATATTGTCCAAGTCTACCAGCTTGTCAGCATCTTCTAAAGTCATTTCTGGCTGGTATTTCTGCAGACTTTTCCACAGCATAAAGCAGACCCCATCCATATTAGATAATTCCTTTGTTTCATTTACGTTGCCTTCTAATACATTATTGATTAGTTTTATTCTTTCAGCAGCATCGGTTATATTGTCCTGAAGTACCTTTATCCGCTGTCCTTTTATATACTGCCTGAAGTCTGCTAAATCCCGCATGCCAAATATGCCCAACTTATATTCCTTGCCTTTTATAGTCATAGGGATACCTGCACCGGCAATATTTTCTAACTTGTCATCGCCTTTGTCATCACTCATGATAACCTCCTATCAGTTATTTTTTATTTTTTTTGAGCTGTTTTTATATTAACCAATTCCTAAATTCCAAGCCTGTGTCTGCGTTCGTAAAGTAAGAGCCTCTTTCCCTTGAAAAGTAACGCTCTGATTAACTAAAGCATCTACTGGTGTGTTGTGGTCTAAACCTGTTACTATCGTATTGCCGTCCCAAAACTGCGATGGGTCACCTGATGATGGAGATGAAACATATTTTGTAAATAATCTAATCTCGCAGGATTCCCCGACCCAATCATCCACTTCATTATTTGCTGTTAAAAAATGTTTATCTGCTGTAGCTGTCCAATTTGTCATTCCTGAAATATAACTACGTCCACCAGATGAATTACAAAAATCTGTAGTTTCTAACATATCCAAAGAATAATTTAGCGTCCAATTGTAAAATCCACAAACTTCTACTCCAGGTTCAGCTTCAGTAAAGGTCACCGCCGCTGCTTCAGGCGCTGCCGCCGCCACTGCCTCGCTTACAGTCAATTCTCCTGCACTTATACCTGTTATAGTGAATATTTTATTATTCCCAGTAGTCGTACATCCTGAAACTGTAATCAACATGCCGGTTGTATATCCTTCGTCTGTAAAATTTAAAACATCTCCACATGAGGATATAGTCCCACCAGTGCTAAAGACAAGTGTTCCAGAAGTGGCTATATCGTTTATTCCTTCATTAAAATAAACAGCTCCATTTTCACCACTAATTACACTAATTTTAATCACCTCCCAATATTTTTAATACATTATTTTTATTAACTTCTTCTCTCTTAACTACTCGCTGTTAATGCACCAGTTCCTTGGAAAGTATAAGATTGAGTAACTAATCCGTCTACTGCTGTAGTAATATCCATACCAGTAAGAATACAAGAACCACTCCAAACTCCGACTGTACCAGTCGAACTTCTTAGAATAATAGTTCCTGTACTACCTGGTATAGCTGTATTCCCAGTGGACATAAATCCATCAAAACTTCCACTCCATCCAGTAAATCCCGATACATAAGATTTGCCTCCAGTAGAATCATCGAAATTAGTTGAATCATATAATTCTGCTGTGTAAGATAAACTCCAATTTTTGATATAAGTTTCTGCTCCTGAAAGAGCCACACTCCCATATCTTCCGCTAATTACTGCCATTAAAAATCACTTCCTTTTTTATTTTATTTAGAACATTTTGTTCCATTAATTTATATTTCTTCACCTATTGGCAATAAAACATAATTTTTCATTGCCTCCACATTTCTTTCTTCTTTTGGTATTAAAGTAAATAACCCATTCTGGGGTACTTTTGGTTTAAAGCCGGGGAAATTGCCTTCCTGCTTTATCTTCATCACATAACTTTCTTTGGTATTAGCAATTTTAATTCCCCTTCCCATTGCTACTCCACACCAAAATTCTACAGTACCTTTTTCATTTATCAGATATTCATAATTTGCATCGGGTCGCATATCCACGCCATACATATCAATTGTTTTTGGTCTCTGCAGGATAGCTGTGGCTATCATATAGGCAATTACATTTAAGAAAAATCCCACCTTAAATTCTTCTAATATTTCAAGAACAGGAATTCTGGCACAATTATTTAATACTTTATATATCCCATTAGTATAAATCGGCATACCTATTTTGTTTAGATTTTCAAAGAAATTCATGTCATCGTTAAAAAAATGCCCTTTTAAAGCATGTCCAAAAAATAACCTGTCCACAGCATGTTCCCGATATATTACATTTGATCCCCAAATTTCCGTTCCTTCTCTTCCCGGCACTAAATCCGGGCATTGATACCAGCTCGGTCCCTGTGCCAGTATTATTATCTTATCAAGATCCTTTACAAAATCTATACTCTTTTGCATTTTAACCTCCTTTAAAGATTATGCCTAACTTTTACAATTTTATATTTTAATGCACTTTTAGGTTTTCCGTAGCTATATTCAGGTTCAAGATGTATAACATTAGTATCCTTTTCAGTAGTTACTTTCATTCCATAATAATTATTTCTACCTTTTCTTTTTAATAAAGTAGACCCTTTTGCTATGGAAAATTCGATACCTCTTCCTACTGCCTGCCCTAACCAGTATTCTATATTCGACTTTTCATTCTGCATATATTCATTGGATGTGCCAAAGTCCATATCCACCCCTAATAAGAATATCTTTTTGGGCTTTTGCATTATGGCCAGTGCCAGCATATAAGATATATTAGTTAGGAAATATGCTATACCAAATTCCTTTATAACTTCCGGCATGGGATATTGGATATTGTTTTTTAGTTCTTCATATTTGCCAAGTGTATATACTGGGAAACCCTTTTCATTTGCCTCTTTAATTATCTCAGCTTTTCGGTTAAACTGGGTTATATAAATATCGTGCATAATAAACAGCCTGTCAACTTCCCTTGCCTTATAGATATTATTACAGCCCCAAAACTCTGACTTGTCTGGCTTTTTTGTAGGGCAATATCCCAACGACTGCCCCCTGCCAAGTATAAATATACTGTCTAAACCCTTTACCATATTCATGTTGTATACTCTTTTTGGCTCTTTTTTCACTTCTTTTATTGGCTCTACCTTCTTTGCTCCCTCCGCCTCCTTAACTTTATTCATTACTTAACTCCTTTATATTTTATTTAACTTTTCTGAATTTCCAGCCTGTAACTTACCGAGTAATTCCAAATGTCACTTTCACGTGTCAACAAGCTTAACTCCCTTTTCATATAGATGTTAGAGTACCCACTTGTATTCAAATCAGTACACCAGTCGTACAGGTCAGTCAATGCCTTAGATGCCGTATTGATATCTGTTGAGCTACTGTCATCATCAAATATATTAAACTGTATTAGATAGTTTTCCATGTCGGCATCAAATGTCCATGACGGCACATCACTTATTAAGTTATATACCCCATATGGATATGCTGTACCCTGTGGTGCTTCGGTAAAATAGAAACGCCCGCCAAGCAGGGCATAGGGCTTATCTGCCCCTGTACTGCCTACAAACTTGTTGTATATTGATTCAAATAAGCATTGCATTAGCTCTTCCCTTCAAATTGCTCATAATATAGTTTATTCAAATCTATCGGTTTTTTTAATTTGTTCTTAATGATAGATTTATATTTCCACAATACTTTTTTACCATCTTTTATTTCTTGTTCACCCTTTTTAACCATTTTCATCATTTCGGGGTCTTTCAAAATTTCTTTAGTATTTTTATCCATTATTTAACTCCTTTTAATATTAATAGAAGCAAGGCAATAATTAATTTATGTTAAGGTTACACAGTCACCGCTATCTAATTGATATGTACCAGCATAAGCATCTTTGGCTATACTGCAATTGACTGTTGCAAAAGATAAATCTGTATTTAAACCCTTTGCATTATAATAAGTATAGTCACCGCTTATATCCGCTGTTGTAGTATTACAATAAGTAGTAAGAGGATATGGATTATATGGCTCATTCCAAATTATCCTATACGGCTCATACCAATGGTCATAATGGTGATGATGTATCTCCTTTACTTTTACTATTTCAATTATCGAAGTTCTTTTTGCCTCATCATCTTTCTCTTGTCTTTCGGCAATTAAATCCAATCTACCAGCTCTGATGTTATCAATATCTTGCTTTAAAGTTTTAATTTCTTTGTTAAGTTTAGTGCGTTCTTTTTCTTTATTTTTAATTGCCTCAAGTGTCTGCTTAATTGCCTTCTTTATTAAATCTATCTGTTTTTGCTCTTCCTCTTCTTTGAGCTCTTTTTCGGCCAGCTCAGCGACCTTTTTTGTTTTTTCGCTATCCATTATTGTCTCCTTTTATTTTTATTTTGCCTTGCTTCTATATTTATTTAATTTAATGCAAGAAAACCCCGTAGTTTACTGCGGGGAGCATTCACTTAGTAATATTCTTAAATGCACTTAATATTTTATTCCTGTTCTTCTCTAATGCTACCCTTAAATAAGCTCGTGGTTTTTGGTTGTAATGACGCCCTCTTGAGTCAGTCCCCACAAATCCCATATCATATCGGCGCCCATATTCAACATTCGTGCCGACAACCCCGACAAACTTTTCCGGCTTGCTTTCTGGCTGTCCTATACCGTCACTTGCTTTGGCTGTTCCACTTACTTTCCCTTTTGCCATACCGCTTCCACTCCAATTTACACTCGTTGACCCTCGCAGTCTGGTAGTAATTACATGAACTAATTGCATGGCATCTTTCTGCACCCAATAGCAGGCCTTCTTAACCGCCTGCCCTGATGCAGTAAACACTTCTGCTTTAACTTCCTTATCGTGCCATTCTGTTATAGCCATTTACACTTCCTCCAACAATGTTATTCTCAATTGTTTATTCTGGTTTCCGCCCATATTGTAAATAAATGTAATCTTATATTCCCTCGTGCCATACTGAAACATATCTTCTTCTGTAATAGTTTCACCTATAGGGTAGTCAATGTAGAAATAATAATCAGCGATAACTTGGAGCTTGTCCGCCGATAATCTTTCAGTACCCCTAACATTGCATAATACGCCTGTGATATATCGCAGGCCTGCCCACGAGGTTATAAATCCTCCAAGTCCATCTGGTGTTTCTGTTTTTCTTTTGAGTTCAAGGGTTGTCTTTTTTCCTATCAAATCAAAACCCTCCTGTATCGGTTCAAAATGGCCAGAGCCTCTTTGGGTATATCGCCGTCCTCATATATCACCTTTATATCGCCAATCCCGTACTCTTTAGCGCCAAACGATTCCTCATTCCT